ATAAAAAATGAAAAATATATTTATAATTGCATTATTTATATCAATTCTTTATTTAATATTAAAAATATTAGAAATGAGAATAATAGATAAAACAACAAAACCATTAAAAATTTTAATAAGGGATACGTTATTAGTTTATATTAGTATAATTACTGGTAATTTTCTTATATTACAAATTAATCCATTAATTTATGGAGAGAAAACAGTTGGTGGTGGATTAGGTTTAACTCCTGTTTTTACAGATAATCCAGATTTTTAACGACCAGTCCATACTTTAATAATTGGCTTACTTATTTTATTATTATTTTTTAATGCTAAATATTGTTTATAATTTAATTCCCATTTATAATAATTCATTATATTACCAAATATGGAGCGTTGATATTTTAATTTATCAACTTCAATACAAAATATACATCCTAATATTCTCTCTAAACAACACCTATCTATACGTTTTCTTATACAATGAATTAAATTAATTAATTGATATTTATTATTAAGTGATTTTAAAAAGTCGTGGTTAATCCATGCTTGACATCCAAAACATCCATAATATTTATTTTGTAGCAATCCTAATGTATTAATATAATTATTATTAAATTTATTATATAATTTATAGTTATTATTTAAAAATGATATTAAATAACGACTATTATTAATATTTTCTCTATCAGCTTCAAAATGCCATAATGGTAAGACTTTAAAGTTTTTAAAATAATCAAAATTTATATATTTTTGTATAAATACACTGTCGTGTAATATTACTGCATTATCAAAATATTTAGTTTTTAAAAAATAAATATATGGTAATAATTCACCGCGTCGTGGATATTCACTTTTTATAATTGTTATATTTTTATAATTTTCAAAAGCAAAAATATATTTTTCATCACTAGCATCATCTATAATAATAATTTTAGTTGATGGATAAAATTTATTCAATAAACGCACACTTTCATTCCAGTAATAATTTGTTAAATGTGAATTTACGTGACGAGTTAATATAAAACCATAATTATCTAATTTTGATTGGTAAATATATAAATTATCCTGATTTTCATTAATATTGTTAATAATATTTTCCATAATATTAGAAAAATATTATTAAATAATTTTTATAACTTTATTATTATTTTACCAAAAAATTTAGAGAGAAAAAAAAAAGTTTCTTTATATTATATTTTACACCTTTTTATATAAAAATGTATGTAGTATATATAAAATGAGTAATAGATATAATATAACAAAAAATTTAAATGCTTATGGCGGAAGAAATCGATATAGTATAGCAATTGGAAATACTAGAAATTCTCCTGGTTCATCTAATAGGATCTTTAATTATTGTAATAGAATTTCCAGTAATCCATTTTATTGTATGTTTGGAATTAATAGATATCCACCAACTCCAATACCTCCACTACCACCACCAGCGCAACAAAACCATTTATATTATACATTTAATTGTAGTTATACACCATTGACACAAAATATAATACAATCTTATATTCCACTTATTACAATTCCAGGTACTTTTGAAATTGAACCAATAATAACTATAAATGGCACTAATGTAAGTGTTTATATTAAAATAACTAAGATTGACATTAATAATCCTAATGATTTTGGATTAACTTTTAACCAATATTTAGATCCAATGTCTTATTTTGATTGGTTTCCAGATTTTTATACTAATTATACTTCTAATCTTACATTTGTTAGCTCATATAATTGTCCTTTATCTAGAGGCAATGGAATTGATGGACCATATCAATTTAGTTTTTTAACTGACCTCACATTTAACAATAATTTCAGTCCATTAATTTTACCTAATACTCGATTAGGAGGATGCTTTCAAGGATGTAGTAATTTTAATTCAGATATAACTAAATGGGATACTACAAACGTAATAGATATGGATGGAATGTTCAGTAATGCTTCTTCATTTAATCAACCTATTGGAAATTGGAATGTATCAAATGTGACTACTATGAATGGTATGTTCTTTGGTGCTTCTAGTTTTAATCAACCTATTGGAAATTGGAATGTTTCAAATGTCACAAGTATGAGTGGTATGTTTAGGGGTGTTTCTTCATTCAATCAACCTATTGGAAATTGGGATGTATCAAATGTGACTACTATGAATTATATGTTCTATTATAATACTAGTTTTAATCAAGATATTAGCGGTTGGAATGTATCGAATGTAACTGATATGACAGGTATGTTTCAATATAGTATTGCTTTTAATAAACCATTAACATGGAATACTATAAATGTAACAAATATGGATTTTATGTTTCGTCAATCTAACTTTAATAGTGAAATAAATTTTAATTTAAATAATATTATATCACTTGAAGCGATGTTTTATAACAATACAGTCTTTAATTCTAATATAACTTTAATGAATATTGGATCTGCTAATCCTCCTCAAGTAAATATGCTTGGTATTTTTTGGGGAGCAACTAACTTTAATAAAAATATTAATTGGGATATGTCAAATGTAACAAATATGAATTATATGTTTTTTGGAGCAACTAATTTTAATAATGGAGTACCAATTGGTAATTCTTCACCTTTAAATTGGAGTATAAGTAATGCTATTTATACTGACGCTTCTTCTGGTGGAATATTGAATTTTAATTTATATTCTGGAATAAAAAATTCAGATACGACAGCATCTTACAATTCAAATTCTGTATCATTAGGTACTGATAACCCATAATATATATATAATATAATATTCATATAAAAAATAAAAAAAATTATTTTTATTTATTTTTATTTATTTTTATTTATTTTTATTTATTATATTTTTACTGCTAACTTTTCTCAAAATGTAGATTTCATAGCATCAATATCAATAACTTCATTATTTTTAAATTCTTTAGTGGTTACCAAATAAGCATCAAATTCAGGACGTTCTAACTGCTTTTGGGGTGTATGATTATGTACACATCGTGCAATCATTTTATATAATTTGAACTCTGGATAACGTTCTAATCCATTAGCTTTATATAATATATTCATACCTTTATCATCTATACACCATTCAACAATAAGTTTTTTAACAGGGTCTTCTATTTTAATTAAATCTTGTACTTCATTTATATCTTCTATTAAATAATCAAATATAGAACACGCTAAACGACATAAATCAAAACTTGTATTAGGTTCTAAACGCGGTTTATTTAAATTTAAATATGGTTCACAATTATATTGTGTAGATGCGTCACCACCATTTTTAAAACTATCACTCATAAATACTTCATTATTTAATTTAAATATACTACGACCAAAATCTATTATTTTAAATAATCTATTAAATGTTGGTACTTTATAATATTTATTATCATATTTATAAATAATATACTTCTTATCTGTATAATTATACATTATATTGTTTGTATGTAAATCATTATGTGTAAAATTAAATAGTTTTTGGTATGTAATTAAAATCATTATTACTTGCATTAAAGCAGAAAACCATTCTTCACTACTCAAGTCTTCTTCTATTATTAGACTATCAAATGTAGCATCACAATTTTCCATTGCTATTAATTGAATAGGAAATTGTGGTATAGTAGCGTTTATAATTTCTTCTTCTGAACTTATATCATCACTTGATAATTCATATTCATTATTTTCTGAATTTTCTGAATTTTCTGTATTATTTGTTCTTAATTTATCTTCTAATTCACTTTTAATTTTATCATCAAATTCATCGTCAATTTTGTCATCAAATTCATCGTCAATTTTGTCATCAAATTCATCGTCAATTTTGTCATCAAATTCATCGTCAATTTTGTCATCAAATTCACCATCTTTAGTATGAGAACTACGTGAAGAACAAGAAGAACTACTACTTGAAGAACATAATATATTAACATTTTTCTCATTATTAATTAATAATTCAGTTTCATTAAATTCAGTTTCATTAATAAGTCGATTAAATTCATTAAAATTATTTTTATTATTATTATGAATATCTAAATCAACTAAATTATCAAAATTATCAAAAGTTTCTAAATTATTTAAATCATTAATATTATTTATTTCTGTATTACTATTATTATGAACTTCATTAATATAAAATATTTCATCATATAAATTATTTTCAATAGACTTTAGAGAGAAATTAGATTTAATACTAATATTATCTCCAATTTTGATTGGTATTTTTTTTAATTCTTCATTAAATAAATGCTGATAATCATCAACAAAAAATTTATTATTTTTATATTTATTAAAATAATCAGATTTGGCTAAATATTCTAAATCATAAAATATATTTACTTTATAGTTATTTTGAATTCCTAAATAAGAACCATAATAATCTAATCCATGAATAAAATTATTATTTGTTTTTAATTGATTTGTTAAATATATAAATAATGCATCAATATAAGATGAATTATTTACATCTAATAACTTTTCGTGACATTGCTCTTCATTAGAATTTAATTGTGGTAAATTAAATAAGTTATTTAATCGTTGTTGGTCTAAATAATATTTGCCTAACATGTATTTAAATGGGTCAAGTAATGGAGCATATTTAAAAAATATTTCTTTATCCTTAATTTTATTTTTTTGATTTTTAATTCTACAATAAAATATATTATTACTTTCTTCTAATTTCTCTTTAATATTGGCTAAATACCAGTTATTATTAAGATTTATAGAATTATAATTATTTTCATTTAAGTTAAAAAACCTTTTATAAATAGGAATATAATTTTGAATAGATTTAATATTTAATAAATGAGGATTTTCTATAGATTTAAATAATTCCTGATTTTTATTTTTTTGATAATTAAGATTTATCATAATTTCTCTTAAATTATTATTATTATTTATAAAAATTTAAGTCAAATTAAACACAATTTACCTAAATTTATAAATATTCAAGTTTATTTTTTGATAAAATTTATTCAGTTCATTTTATTTTTTTATAATATAAATATTATAAAAAAAATGACATTAGAATTAAAAAAGTTTGATATGAAATCAATTCAGTTTAAATCCAATGAAAATAAAGGTCCAGTAATTGTTTTAATAGGTCGTCGTGATACAGGTAAATCTTTCTTGGTTCGTGACTTGCTTTATTATCAACAAGAAATACCAATTGGTACTGTTATTTCTGGTACAGAAGAAGGTAATGGTTTTTATAGTAAAATGGTGCCTAAATTATTTATTCATAATGAATATAATCAAGCTATAATTGAAAATATATTAAAACGACAACGCACGGTATTAAAACAAGTAAAAAAAGAAATGGATACTTATAAACGGTGTTCTATTGATCCACGTGCCTTTGTTATATTAGATGATTGTTTATGGGATAGCATATGGACACGTGACAAACTTATGCGTTTATTATTTATGAATGGTAGACATTGGAAGATAATGTTGGTAATCACTATGCAATATCCATTAGGTATTCCGCCTACACTTCGTACCAATATAGATTACGTTTTTATACTACGTGAAAATTATATTGCTAATCGAAAAAGAATTTATGAAAACTATGCTGGTATGTTTCCAACATTTGAGTCGTTTTGTCAAGTAATGGACCAATGCACAGAAAATTACGAGTGTTTAGTAATTAATAATAACTCTAAATCTAATAAACTACACGACCAAGTATTCTGGTATAAAGCCGACGCTCATAATGACTTCAAATTAGGCTCTAAAGAATTTTGGGATTTATCTAATTCATTAAAAGATGATGACTTTGATGAACCTTATGACCCTAATAAAGTTAAAAAACGAGGTGCTGGACCTAAAATTAATGTAAAAAAGGCTAATAGATTATAAAATTGCTTTTGAATATTACAAGCAATATTTATTATTATACTTTTGTTTTTTAATTCGCCCAAGTCGGCGTTTTAAATGTCCAAAGGTGTAATTAATATTATAAATTTTATTTTTCTTTCTGGTCGGTGTAATTTTATCAATGTCTAACACACTAATCAACCTAATTATTTTTTCTCTTCATTATTATTATCTTTTTTAGGAATAACAATATTTTCACCTTCAAATAATTCTTTACAAATATCTGCACTTGTAATTATTTCTTGTTCTTGAAGAGAAAATTCTTGTGTATTAGCATTATTAACTCCAATTAAATTATTATTTTCATCAATAGTTTGTGTTAATAAAGCACCTGTTTTTTCTGCTTTCTTAATATTTTCTTTAATTGCTTTTTGTTTTGCTTCATTTTTACGTTGTTCGAATGCCATCTTAGCATTTGCTTCATTTTTTTGCTTCTCGTGCATTAATTGGTTAAGTTCTTCTTCCATATATTCAACACGTCCAGTCTTATAAGCTTCAGGGTCCCATGGCATCCATACACCAACTGGTCCTACCATAATATCGTGATTTGGGTCTATTTCACGTAACATTTTACACCTTAATTCAGCTTCATCTTGTGTAGGATATACACCACGAATTTTAAGACCACGAGTATTAGTTTGAAAGTTATTAATGCTATCAAATTTCTTTTGTAATTCTTCTTCATTATTATCTAAAAATGTTTTAAAATCATCATCGAGAGAAGATTTAGCTAAATTATCACGTTCTTCTTTCACAAAATCTTTAAAATCATTAGTAACATCATCAAATGAAACATTATATTTATATGAAATAAAATTAAGAAATTGAATAAACTTTTCCATTGATTTATTAAATTCCCAGTTTTTAAGGAATTCTTCAAAATAATAAATCTCCTTTTTCTTTAATACTTTTTCAGGAGAACAGAAAGACATACATACAAATTTTTGCCCTGCGATTGGTTTATCTTCTTCTAATAAATCAACATATTTAGGGTTTTCTTTTCCGTTGAATTTTTTACGTTGAAATCCCTTTTTTTTAATTACTCTATCCATAATAAGATTATATTATAATTTATTTAAGTAATTTTAAACTTATTTAAAGTTTTTATTTTAAAGTTTTTATTTTAAAGTTTTTATTTTAAAGTTTTTATTTTAAAGTTTTTATTTTAAAGTTTTTATTTTAAAGTTTTTATTTTACACTTTTGGACATTTATAACGCCGATTTTTGCGTTAAAAAATACAAAAATGTAAAATCAATTTTGATGGTCTTACTTTTTCTTCTTCTCTTTTTTTATTGAATAATAAAAAAATTGATTTAAATAATATGGATAAAAAGTTTTTATTTTAAAGTTTTTATTTTAAAGTTTTTATTTTAAAGTTTTTTTAATTAATTTTAAAAAAATTATTTTTTTTCTAATATTAAATATATAATGGCTGGTATAATTAATATTAACGAGCTTGTAAAGAGAATTATTAAATATTTAGTAGAAGGTCTTATGGTAGCAATCGCTGCTTATGCTATTCCTAAACGTTCTTTAAATATTGAAGAAATTGTATTAATAGGATTAACAGCTGCTGCTACATTTAGCATATTAGATACATATATTCCATCAATGGGTGTAAGCGCACGTCAAGGTACAGGTCTAGGAATTGGATTTAAATTAGCAGGATTTGGTATCTAAATAATTGAAAATTTCTACCTTTTACAAAAAAAATAACTAATTATTCATAAAGTAATAATTATTATAATTTTATGAATAAAAATGAACTAAATTATTACTACTAACAATTAAGATTAAATAAACCTAATAAATTACAAACAAATAAATATTTTATTTCTCCATCACTAACAGGACTATAATGTAAAATAATTAAATTAAAAAATAAGTATTCATACATACCTAATAATAAAAATAATAATATATTTTCAAATAATATCCATTTTAGTTTAAGTCTTCTAAATGTAAGCAATAAAAATAATAAAAAAATACCTGTTATTCCAAGAGAAATATAAATAGCTTTATGTAAGAGTTTATTAAATATTTCTCTCTGTAATGCTAAATCATTATAATAATTATTACGTAAATTAGTAATAAGACTAGAATTATAATTATTAGTAATAATATTATTAATTAATAATAATTGTTCTTGATTACTATGAGAATAAAAAAAGTCTTTAATTTCTTTATTATAATTTATAATTTTTTCAAGAAATAATTTTCTCTCTATTTTAATAATAAAAAAGAAATAAAACAATATTTCAAAAACAGACATTAATGAAATATGAAATAAGGCAGATGTTACACGGTTTTTTAATTCATCAATATTATTATTATATCGATGTAAATATTGTCTGAATATATTTATTTTTTTACATATACCAAATGGTATTATAGAATTAACATTTCTATTATTATTATTATTATATAATGTAATTATATTATCATTTGTTGTAATTATATTATTATTTGGTGAAATTATAATCTGGCTATCTATTTTTAGTGGTATATCTGAATGGTCTTTATTAATAATATTAAATTCTTTGTTTTTAATTTGTTCTTCTAATGTAAATGATTTATCTGTTTGTAATTTTTCTCTATAATTTTTTGTTCTAATAGATAAAATAATATTCATGATATTTATAAATAATAGTATTTAATTACAAAATAATATTATTTATAAACCTGTAAAATTGTAAAAATATAAAATAAAAAAAATTATATTGTTGGTATAAACTCCCAGTTTAATTCTTGACATATTTTTTTCCAAATAACATCTTGTTCTATACGCTTATCTTTATCTTTTAATAATGGAAATAGTTCTAAATATTGATGTTCGCCTAATAATTCACATAATTTATAAGCAGTATAATAATAATTTAAAAAATTAACTCTATTATCAGGGCAATATTTAGAATATGGTGCTTGTAGTTCAATAAATAAATTACATAATGTTTCTTCTAATTCATTAGACATAACAGGAGGTTTAATACCTAATTTATCTTTAATAAATGGTATATGTTCGTAATATTTATTATATCCTAATTTCTTTAATATTTCTTTAGTTTTAACATTTGTTATTTCACAGAGTTGTATACGTTCTTTTTTGATTTGAAGTTTAATATTTTCAATAACATCATCAGGTATTTGTGTAGTTTCTTTGCCTTGAAATTGTGCTAATATTTCTTTAAAATGATTAATACGTTTATAAGCGTAAAAACAAACTTCTTTAGGAGGTTCTTTATAAGATGGTTTTTCATTATCAATTAAATAAGGTATACTACATGAACAATTATTACAAATAAGAATGCCCTCATCAGCAATTAATTCACCCTTATTACAATATCTACAAATATCACACGGATATATAAAATTATTAATATCTAAGAATTCATCATTGACATTTGATAAATATTTTAACACAATATTATTATTATTATTATCAATATTATTATTATTAGTAATATTTGTATTTTCTTTAATTTTAAAAAAATAATTAATAGCTTTATTTTTAGAGTTAATTAATGGTAAATTTTGTTTATTATTATTATTAGAAGTTGTAGTATCAACATTCAAATCATAATTATTAAAGTGATTAGTAAAGTCATTAGTAAAGTCATTATTAAAGTCATTATTAAAATCATTATTAAAGTTCTCATTAGAATTTACAGATTTAAATGAAGAATTTTTATTAATTGCTTTTTTATTTTCAAAATATTCAAAAATATATTTTGAATTATCTAAAAAATATTCTTTCTTTTTATTTTTAACTATTCTAAGTTTAACTTCGAGTTCTTTTATTTTATCTTTAATATCTAAAATTTCTTCAAATGATAAATTATTATTTTCATTAAGTTGTTTTTTGAGTTGATAAATATCATATTTTAATTCTGGTATAACATCATTTTCATCATAACGGAATTCATTTAAGAATTCTTTATGTTTGGAATCTAATGTAATAATAGATTTTTTATTAAATTTAATTTTTTTTGTATTTTTAGGTTTAAATGATGGCATATATAAAAAAAATTATTTTAGTTAAATAAATAATATAATTTTTAAATTAAAATAATTAATTTTTTAATATTAAAGAATTGAAATAAAAATTGACTAAATTAAATTATAAAAACAATTTAAATAATTATTAATAACTTAATAATAGTTTGTTTAAAAGCAAATATAAACTTTAATTAAAATGGAATTGCAGTTGCAGGAATTGTTGTTTTTAAAGCGTTTTTGTTTGCCAGCACAGTCTAATGTATTAGATTATGAAAATGCTGTTTGTCATATAAAGAATTGTATATGTGGTCGTTATTATCATATTGCTTGTATATTTAAAAATAAGTTGTGCTTTAAAGAAGGCAAATATTTTGACTTATGGAGTTAATACATTAGGTGATCCAGATGGATTATATGCTGGAAAACACGCAGAATTTGACGCATTAAAAAAATTACCTAAGATTAAAGAAAAAACAAAAAAATTAATAGATTTAAATATTTTAGTAATACGTTTATCAACAACAAATAAATTACAAAATTCAAAACCTTGTTTTAATTGTATAAAAATGATGAAATCATTTCCAATAAAAAAGGGTTATATTATTAAAAATATATATTATTCTAATGATGAAGGCGAAATAATAAAAACGAATTTAGATAAATTAGAAAGTGAAGAATTTCATTATTCAAGATTTTATAAAAGGTCTGGTAATATAAATAATATTTTGTAATCGTAATCAGTGTAAATTTTTATTTATATTTTATTTACATTAAGAGTTTAATTTAAAAATAAGTTTTCTAATGAATAAATAACAAAAATATTTTATTATGGATATAACATTACAATTAAATAATTTAAA